GGTACGGGCTGCCCCATGTGACGCGCTTGGCCAGCACGGCGGGGATCTGCACGAGCACGTCGTGCACGTCGTCGATCAGGTTCGCCGTGCGCAGTCGTGTCAGGGCGGAGTCGGCGCCGACCGACGTGATCCGCATCCGACCGACGGGCGACGCGGCGAGCGGCGCGTCGACCGTCGCGTCCAGGGCGCACGCGCCGCCCGGGCGTACCGGGCCCAGGAGCCACGGCGTTGCGCCGTCGCCCTGCCGGAACGTCACCGCCCCGGACGCCTTGGCGAAGCCGGAGGCTGCCCGCACCTGGCCCGGCAGCGCGCCGCCGGTCAGGTCGCGGTTCAGACTCCAGTTCACGACCTCGAGCGCGGTCGGGCCGTTGCCGGTGTCTGCGGTCACCGCCACGGACGGTCGGGTGATCGCACCCACCTACATCACCCCCGGGACGCCTACCTCGAGCAACGTGAGAGCCCAGTCCGCGAGCGCGTGCGAGCTGGCCGGAAGCATGCGAAGCGCGCGGCTCGGGTCGCCGACGTAGACGCGGCACGGGGTGCCCTGGCCGGCGATCCACGGCACGCCGTCGTCGGAGCCGTGCGCGAGGCGCAGACCCGAGGACAGCGCGGTGAGGTTGCCCTTGATCGTGATCGTGAGCGTCCCAGACGAGGACGGCACGAAGGTGCCAGCGCGGCGCGCAGGGCTACCAGCCGCGCCTGTCAGCGAGCCGGTGACGCCGGGGCCGGAGTAGGTCGCCACGGTGCCCGTGGTGGCCATCGTCCAGATCGACAGGGTGTAGGTCTGGGAGCCCAGCACGGGCACCGTGTAGACGATGTCGGTGCCGGCGCCGGAGCTCGTGTGGAACGACGGCAGAGGCCAGCCGTCGACCGTCACGGTGGAGGTCTGCGCGCCGACTGCCTGGTGCGGCCAGAGGCAGTTCGCGCGCGCGGCCGCCTCGTCCAGCAGCCACAGATCGAGACCGAGCTGCGGCTGTGCGGCAGCGAGGAGCGTCCGCACAGCCGCCGGCGTCAGCAGCGAGGCCTTGAACGCCCAGGAGCGCGCCGCGAACTGGGCGACCTGGACGATCGGGCGGGCACCAGAGATGGCCGTGAACGGGTTCGACGGCCGGTCCGGACTGACGTCCGAGCCGCCCGACAGGTCGCTCGCGTTCGAGATGTCGACCATGGACCCGAGCGGTCCGAGCAGGTAGCCGGAGCTCACGAGTGCTTCTTCCCGTAGTCGTTGCCGGCCTGCACCAGCAGCCCGGCCTGACGGCGGTCGACGACGAGAGTCACCGAGCCCGGGTGCGCGCGGAGCTCCTTCGCGAGCTCCTTGGCGAGGTTCTTGGCGAGCTTCTCGTCGGCCTTCGCGCGCGCCTCGGCCGCCTTGAGCCGGTCGACCTCGGCCTGCTGCTTCGTGATCTGCGCGTTGTACTGCTGCCCCGCGACGGCGTTACCCGCCGTGGTGCCCGAGCGCTGCAGCGAGGACCAATCGGCTTGCAGGCCCCGCACGTCCGCGGCGCTGCCCGACAGGAACGCGTCGGCGACCGCGATGCCCTGGTCGAGATCGGTGATCCCCGCGACCTGCTGCACCAGGCCGGCCGGGATGCCCTTCTTCACCATCGCCGAGAGCTTGCCCGCGAACGTCTTGGCCTTGGCCGCGAGCGCGTGCACCTTCGACCCGACGTCCTGGAACGTCATCTTGCGGGCCGCGTGGGTGTACCCGAACGCGTCGGTCGTCGCCTGTGGGATCGCCGCGGTGAGGTCGAGACCGCCGGTCACGTTCGACGCGACGGTGTCCCGCAGCTGCGCGCGCGAGGACTTCAGGTCGTTGAGCTTCGACGCGGCGTCGGCGACCTTGTCGGCAAGCTTGGCGACCTTCTTCTCGAGCTTGTCCGACAGCGCGTCGACGCCGTTGAGCAGGCCCTGCACGACGTTCTTGCCGTACTCGTGGAACACCTTCGACGGCGAGGCGATGCCGAGCGCCTTCTTGAACGGCGTCTTGATCCACCCCGGGATCTTGTCGAGGAAGAACTCGCCGATCTTCGACAGCAGCGAGCCCGCGCCGTTGATGAGGCCCTGAACGACGTCGCGGCCCGATCCGAACAGCATCGAGCCGAGGTCGCCGAGCGCCCCGACGATCTTGCCGGGGATGCCCTTGACGAAGTCGACGACCGCGCCGAAGTGGGTCACGACGAGGCCGAGAGGCGTGTAGGAGAACGCCTTGACGATGAAGCCCTTGGCGGCGTCGACGAACGCGCGGATCTTGCCGGGGATCGAGCCGAAGAAGCTCGTGATCGCGCCCCAGTGCGTCACGATCACGCCGATCGGCGTGTACGCGAACACCTTCTTGATGACGGCCCAGCCGGCCGAGAACGCGCCCTTGACCTTGGACCAGACGCCGTCCCAGACCTGCGCGACCTTCGGGCCGATCGAGCCCCAGTTCTTGACGACGAGGATGATGCCGGCGACGACCGCGCCGATCCCGAGGCCGATCGCCAGCCACGGCGACGCGGCGAGCGTCATGGCGGCCCATGCGACTGCGCCGATCCCGAGGGCGACAGAGACCGCCGTCATCGCGCCCGGGGTCTTCTGCAGCCAGCCGACGACCTTGATGCCGATCGAGGTCAGCTTCTCGAGCGCGGGCGAGATGCCGGCGCCGACCTTCTCCTTGAGGTCCTCGAGCTCGACCGCGAAGATCCGCGACTTGCCCGCGGCCGACTCGGCGTCCTTCTCGGCGAACCCGCCGACCTTCGTGCTCAGGCCCGACATCACCTGGTCGAAGCGGGAGCCCGACGCGGAGGCGGCCTTCTGCGCGGCGGTCACGTTCTGGGTGGCCGTCTTCGCCTTGTCCTGCGCGTTGTGCACGGCGGTGATCGCGTTGCGGAGCTGGATCTGCTGGCCGACGGTGAGCTTCGTCCGGCCGGCGTTCACGGCGCGGATGTCGGCGAGGGTGCGCTCCTTGGCCTGCAGGTTGTCGGTCGCGGCCGCGGCGTTGCGCTGCGCCTGGGCGACCGCCGCGGTCCCGGCGCCCATCGCGGGCAGGTTGACGCCGATCTGCTTGAGCGCCTTCTGGTTGCCGCCGAGCGCGAGCCCCAGCGCCTTCGCAGCGTCGGGGAGGTCCTTGCCCGTCTTCGTCGCGTAGTCGGCGACGAGCGGGGTGAGCTTCTCGAGCTGCTTGCCCGTCAGCCCGAACTGTGCGAGCTGCGCCTGCGCGGCCGCGAGGTCGTCGTCGTCGAGCCCGGTCTTGTGCTCGATCTCCTTGTTCAGGTTCCGCAGCGACTCGAGGTTGGTGTCCGCGAGCTTCGGGAACCGGTTGTAGGCGTCCTCGAGCTTGCGCTGCTTCGCCTCGGCGTCTTCGTACGCCTCGGCCGAGTCCTTGCCGAACTTCACCGCCGCCACCGCGGCGCCGCCGAGCGCGAGCCCGCCGGCGACCTTCAGCTTCGACAGCTTGCCCGACGTGCCCTCGACCTTGCTGCCGACGTGCTCGAACTTCTCGGACGCCTTGTCGACGGCCTCGAGGACGAACTCGAGGGTGGTGGTCTGCTTGGACACGCGGGGGCCACCACCCTTCACCCGGTCGGCGGGCCCGCGAGCGCGTGGGTCCGGCTACGTTCGGCGGCATGGGGTGGATCAAGGACGCGAAGGCGAACTCGCTGGCCAACGACGCGAAGGCCGCGTGGGAGGACGGCGCGGTGTTCTTCACGCCGCTGCTGAACCTGCCCACGTTCAAGACCGGCTTCTCGGGCCGGATCAAGGACTGGGAGCCGATGCTCGAGGCCGTGCTGGCGCAGGGCTGGCGGCTGCACACGTGGGCGATCTGCTCCGACGACCGCGGCAAGCCGCAGGCGATGCCGCTGTTCGTCCGGCCGTAGCTAGTCGACGAGCGCGTCGAGCTCGTCGCACATCGCGTTGAACTCGTCGACGGTGAGCAGGTCGATCTCCCACGGGCGCACGTGGAAGTGGCGCGCGAGCCGGGTGAGGTAGCGCGCCCGGCGAGCCGTCAGTCCGTCGTAGCGGAGGCGACGGCGAGCTGAGGGTCGGCGGCATCTGCCTCCGCGTCGGCGTCGTCCGAGTCGATGTCGAGCTCGCCGACGACCCAGTCGTCGAGGTCGGAGAAGTCGAGGTCGGGCTGCGTGCGGCGCGCCGCGGCCCAGACGAGCGCCTGCAGCGCCGTCAGGTCGCCGCGCTTGAGGTTCTCCCCGAAGGCGGCGATCGGCTCGCCGGTCACGGCCTCGATGTCGCGGCCCTGGGCGAACGTCATCCGGTCGGGGTCGAACTCGTACGTGACGCCGTTCGCGGTGATCTTCAGCATGGACGGTTTGCTCCTCAGAGGTTGGCCGCCTGCTCGGCGGCGTGGGCTACCGCGTCGGCGACGGCGCGGCGGGTCTTGGCGGCGTCTCGCTCGACGACGTCGGAGAAGAAGCCGGGCTCGATGGACTGGGGCGTCCACGTCTTGCGCCCGAAGATCGGGTGCCGGAACTCGCCCTTGTCGAACGCCTCGACGTCGTGGCCCCGCTTGCGCATCACGATCCGGACCGACGAGTGCGTCTTGCCGAGCGTCGTCGAGGCGGTCGGCGTGGCGGCCATGAACCGGTTCAGGCCGCCGCGCGCGGGGAGGGTGGCGATCGCGGACTGCTTGACCGCGCGGCGGGTGTCCTGCGTCGACGCGCGGATCTGACGGCGCAGGGCGTTCGTGATGTCTCGGTCGCCGGCGGCGCGCAGCTTCTTCGACAGCTCGTCGAGCCGCGCGCCGCCGGTGACCTCGAACTCCTGGCCGGCCATCGTCAGCCGAGCGTCGTCTCGGTCGAGATGATCGTGATGCTGGGCAGATTCGTGCCGTCGAACAGCGCCTGGAAGGTGAAGTCGCCGGAGATCATGTCCGGCCCGTCGAGGCCCGGGGTGTCGCCGTCGAGGCGGCAGCCCGGGATCTTGAACTCGAAGGTCTCCGACTTCGTCGCGCCGATCAGCGCGCCCACGAGCGGAATGTCGAGGGAGAACTCGGCGTCGGACGCGAACCGGTCGGCCCAGACCGTCTTGTCGGTGAAGTCGGCCGAGATCGTGCCGGTGATCGCCACGTAGTCGTTCGCGAGCGGCTCGGCCTTCTTGCCGGCGCCGCCGAGGTAGTAGCGGTCCGTCGCGAGCTTGCGGTCGATCTTGATCGACGCCTTCGTGACGTTGGCGACCGCGGCCTCCGAGCCGTAGGTGCTGCCGACCTTCAGCGCGCCCTGCGTGCCGATGAACGGCTTCTCGATGACCGAGAACGAGGCGGCCGCGAGGGACTGCGCCTCGGAGACGTCCTGGCCGTCGAACTCGAACGAGCAGGTGACGATCTTGCCGGGCTCGATGTCGAACTGCGCCGAGGTGACCTTGCACCCGAGGTACGTGTAGGGGCGGACGACGCCGCCCGCGTCTGGCAGCCCCAGCTGCAGCGACAGCGACTTGCCGGTCTGGTCGGCGAGCGTGTGCAGCTGCTGGTAGACGCCGGTCTCGAGAAGCGTCGGCGTGACCGACGTGCCCATGAGCGCCTGGACGAGCAGGCCCATCTTCTTCGTCGTGAGCTCGAGGTCGACCGACCCGGTCGCGCCGATCGTCGTGACCGCGCGCCGGGCGCCCGCGGCGAGCAGCTGCCCCGCCGTGATGCCCTGGCCCTGGTCGGTGTTCTTGACCTTCTTCAGCCCGGCCTTCACGGGCCGCAGGAACGTGGTCGGCGCGGTGTACGTGCCGTACGTGCCCTCGGCTGCGATGCCCAGCTGTGCGCCGAGCCCGGAGGGGATCGCCATGTCAGGACTCCTTCTCGGTCGACGCGGCCGCCGGCGACGTCGCGGTCGTGGTGGTGGGCTTCGTGGTGGCCGGCTTGGGCTTGGCGGCCCGGGTGACCCGCGGTGCGGGCTTCACCGCGCGCGGGCGCGCGGGCTGGGCGCCGACTGCCTTCCACGTCGCCGGCTGGCACGTGAAGGCCTCGAGGCGGTCGTCGGGGACCGTCACGACCTCGCTGGGCTGGACGGGTCGGTTCCCGATCTCCGGGACGAGCAGCGGCTCGCCGGAGACGTTGCGGATCTTCGCCATGGGGTGCTCCTGGGGTTCAGGCCAGGCGCGCCTGGCACTCGATCGTGAAGCGGAGGTTCGCCGCCGGGCCGTCCGGGCTGTAGCCGGTCGCGAGCTCGATGTCCGAGATGCGGGTGACGCTGAGGACGGCGCCGCCGAGCGTGGGGTCCTTCATGAGAGCGGCGACGAGGAGGTCGAACGCCGCGATCGCGTCGGCCCGGGCGGCTGCCATGCCGGTCACGTCGCCGTTCCAGCCGACCGCGACGCACCGCACACCGAACTGCTCGTCGCGCTGGATGTGACCGATGACCGGCCACCCGTGCTCGCTGGTGGCGGCCGTGGTCCAGCCGCGGTCGTCGCGGTCGGAGACACCGATGAGCAGGTAGCTGAGGGGTGCGTCGTCGGTCGGCGGCAGCCCGTCGAACACCTCGATCGACGAGCCGAGCTCGGTGTTGCGCGCTCGAGCCAGCGAGAGCAGCGCATCGATCGTCGATGCGATCGCGGTCGCGGTCATGCGAACCCACCGATGCGGTAGCCGGCGGCCACCTGCTCGACCTGACGCGGCCACAGGAAGCCGGCGCCGGGGCCGGGGTCCTCTGCTCCCTGGTTGCCGAACGCGGCGTTGCCACGGTTGGTGTCCCACATGTGCTTGACGAGCCGCTTCACCGCGAACTTGATGTCCTCGGGCGTCGTGGTGAACCCCGCCGTGTAGGCGACGACGACGGCCGACGGACCGTAGAAGAACGACGACCAGGGCTTGCTGAGCACACCCGAGGTCGGATTCACGACGTAGCTCGAGGCTGGCAGTGTGACGCCGTTCTCAGTCACGCTCTGCACCGCGATCACCGGGACCTTGTCGAGCACGATCGCCGGGGACCCGCCGTCCGAGTAGAGCGTGAACGGTTGCGGCACCACCGGGCACACCTCGCGGACCCACATCTGCGAGGCAGCCGTGATGAACGGTGCGAGCGCGGCGTCCGGTGTGGCCGCAGTGAGGTTCAGGACCGTCTTCGCCTCAGCGGTCGTGATGATGTCGTACGGGTCGGCCATCGCTCACCTCTCCGTCCGGGTTGGGTGCGGGCACGGCGCGGTAGCGCGCGCCCGCACCCCCGGCTCACTTCTCGGCGGGCTCGGTCGGCTCGGTCGGCTCGGCGGGCCCGGTCGGCTCGGCGTCCTCGGTCGGCTCGGCGTCCGCGAGCGCTGCCTTGGCCGAGCCGCGGGGCTTGCGCCCCTTGGGCGCGCCCGTGCTCGTCGCCTGGCCGTCCTGAGCGGCGCGCGAGCGCATCCATGCGGCGAGCCGGGGGTCGCCGCTGGCGTGGTCCTGGGCAGCCTGCTCCCAGCTGAGACCCCGCTCGGTGACGAGCTGCTCGTAGTTGTCCTTGACGTGCTGGGCGATGTCGTCGAAGTACTCGTCGGCCATGGCCGGCTCCTCTCGTGCTGATGCGGACGGCGAGCCAGCGGGCGCCCCTGGGATCGGAGCGCCCGCTGGCTCGGTGTTGGTCAGAACGTCGGCGCGGCGAGGCCGAAGCCGGCGGAGCCGGCGTTGCCGCCGATGACCGCGGTCGCCGTCGGGTAGCGCCCCGCCGTGAACGCGATGTACGAGTACGCGACGAGCGCGACCGTGAGGGACTTGCCCGTGGTCTGCTCGAAGCGGAGCTCGCGCGGGAGTCCGTCGCCCTCCTCCCAGAGGATCAGGTCGGCTCGCCGGGTGACGATGACCTGGTCCTCGGGGCCGGTGCCGACGCTCGTCGGGATCGACGCGTCGGTGACGAACGGCAGACCCTGCAGCTCGCCGGCGGCGTCCGTCGTGGGCGGGTCGACGGGCCCGTCCCAGATGCCGAGCGCGTTGAGCGGACCGTTCGCGGTCGGCAGGACGAGCGGGCGGTTGCTGCTGTCGAGCGTCGCCGCGAGCCAGTTCCACCGGCGCGGGTGGCCGAGGATCAGGTCGGGGGCGAGGTAGCGCGCGGTCTGCACGCTGTTGATGGCGCCGGCGACCTTCGAGTAGAAGGTCGCGATCGTGGCGAGCGCCGTGAACGCCGACGCCTGCGCGATGCCCGCGGTGTTCAGGATGCCGAGC